GGCATTGATTTTAATTATGAGGATCTTTTACTGCCGTTTGGTGAACGCGAACTTGTAATTGTTCCTGTTGTTAGTGGTAGTGGTGAAGCCATTGGCCAAATTTTGGCGGGCGTTGGTTTGGTGGCCTTGGCGTTTGTTACCGGCGGTGCTTCATTATTTGGCTTAGCTCTTACGCCGATTCTTGGCGGTATTGGTGCGAGCCTGATTCTGGGCGGTGTTGCACAAGCTCTATCACCTCAGCCGCAGGTTCCAACACTTGGCGGATTTGGCGCTGTCAACTATGGCGCCGGTTCCCGCATGGGCAGCCGCAACCGCACCAACGGTCCTGAAAATGTCACCTCTGGCATTGATGGCCAGCAGTCCTATGCCTACACGGGCGCCGCAAACTCAGTCGGTGTTGGTGCCACGGTGCCACTGGCTTACGGCAAAGTGCTGATCGGCAGCCACCTGCTCAAGTCCAAATTCCAGATTGCCGACGAATCTGATCCGGTGCTGACCAGCCTTCGCGCACCAAGCATTGACACAATCCGGCTGGGCAACGAAATACTGACCAACGAGTTCTCCGATAAGTCCGGTGTTATTGCCCGCCGTGTTTATCAGACAGGATTTAATACGCAGGCATACTTCAACCCTGTTAGCGCATACGGCGTCACCAACAGCACGCAACTAATCCGCACCGACGTTCAAAACGAGCGCCGTTATGCATCGCTGCAGGTCTACGGCGGCTACATGGCCAGCGTGGAGCAATATTCCGATTTCAACGTTGCACTGTCACTCGAAAACGGTCTCTACGATCAGGCTGGTGGTACTGGTACAACTTACGTTGACGGCTACATCAGCTATGAAATCAAGGTCTACCGAGGCACTGTTTTAGATGATGGCTTCCTCGTCGCCGCTGACTCCGCCACCATCCAAGGTCTGATCTTTGAAGGCCAATTCTTCGGCTGGATGCATCGCTTGGAGTTGGGTGACATTGAAACCGAAAGCATCGTCAGCGTTCAAGTTGAAGTGATCTCGGCGGAAACCGTGGCAAATGGCTCCACCGGCTCCAACCCGATCTACCTTCGCCTAAATAGCGTCGGCTACCAGCTCTACTGACATGGCACTTAATTCCGTCACAACAATCAAGGTGCTGGATCTTCTCTGTGAGGGTCCGATTGGTGGCGTTATTAACGGCCTGCAGGGTACATATCTCAACGAAACGCCAATTCAGAACAGCGACGGCACCTATAACTTCAAGCCCGAAGATATTTCGTCGGCCTCTTATGTTGGTGCGGCACGTCAGGGTGCAACGTACTGGTTCAACGACGGCACCTCACAAATTGTTGAAGTCAACCAAGAGATTGGCGAAAACTACAGCGAAGACCTGAACAGCAACAACGAAGTTGTCAACCGCAAGTACGGCAGCGGCAGTGTTACGCGCCAGATCACTGATCCAACGGTCAACAACGTAGAGCTGCTGTTCACGATTCCCAAGCTCTATTCCGTCGCGCAGGAAAGCCTCGCCAAAGGTCAACTGTTTGGTGGCACGCTTCAGATCCTGATTTACGTGCAGGCCAAGGGCAGCGGCACCGGGTTCCAGCTTGCCTCCAACAAAACTATCACCGGCGTTTCCACCAACAACTACCAATACAGCACCGGCATCATCAACCTCAGAACATTTGGCGCCGGTCCTTGGAACATCAAAGTTCAAAAGGTAGATCTGGGTGAAGGCCACTTTGAGATCAAATACACCAGCTTCCAAGACACACCGCAGAACACACCGATTGCCAGCAACCGAGGCAATCAAATCATCTGGTCGTCTTACACCGAAACGATCTCGCAAAACGTCAACTACAACTATTCGGCGCTGAACGAGCTGGCAATCTCAACCAAGGCGTTCAACAGCCTGCCTTCGCGTGCGTATCTAATCCGTGGCCGTCTGGTTCAGATCCCAACTGGCGCGACCGTTCTGGGTGATGGCAGCCTTGCGTTCAACGATTCCAGCTTCAACGGTGCGGTTCAGACCGCTGAGAAGTGGACGAGTTGCCCAGTTTGCTGTTTCTACGACCTGCTCACCAACCGTCGCTATGGCGCTGGTCAGTTCATCACCTCGGCCAACCTAAGCTGGATCGACCTGTACCCAATCGCCAAATACGCAAACCAGCAGGTCATCAACCCAGACGGCACCAGGGAACCGCGCTTCTCTTGCAACGTGGTGATCGGTGATCGCGCCGAGGCATACAACGTCCTGATGGACATGGCCTCAGTGTTCCGAGGCATTCTGTTCTGGTCGAACAACGTCATCCAAGTCGCAGCCGATCACGGCAACCTCGATGGCACGGCGCTTGCGGCCTCGCACATCTATACCAATGCCAACGTCGTCGGTGGTGTTTTTGAGTATTCCGGCAGCTCGCTCAAGACCCGTAGCACCAGCGTCCATGTTCGCTACAACGACCCGGAAAACTTCTACCGCCCGAACGTTGTTGTCGTTGAAGACGCCGCGCTCATCGCCAAATATGGCTACATCGTCAAGGAACTGATTGGTTTTGGTTGCACATCGAAGTGGCAGGCGCAGCGGGTTGGCCTGTGGACACTTAAGACCGAGGCGCTCGACGATGAAGTGATCTCGTTCAGCACTGGCCTGCAGGGTGTTGTGGTGCTGCCGGGTCAGATCTTCGCCGTTGCCGATTCACTCCGCCAAGGCACCCGCATCTCCGGTCGCGTCTCCTCCTCCACCACCAGCGCCATCGTTGCTGACCAGTCGATCACGTTGCCGTCTGGCTCGAACCCACAACTGACCTGCCTGCTGCCCAATGGCACGGTTGAAACCCGCAACATCAGCAGCGTTTCAGGCAGCACCATTAACGTCAGCAGTTCTTTCACCGCTGCACCTAACGCGCAGTCGATCTGGTCAATTACCACCAGCGGCGTTGCCAATCAAAAGTTCCGTTGCATCAGTGCATCAGACAACGGCGACGGCACCTACGCAATCACCGGCTTGGTGCATAACGACAGCATCTACGCCTCGGTTGATAACGGGCAGAACCTGCAGTTTCCAGACATCACCACGTTTGATTCCGCGCCGCCGTCAGTCAGGAACATTGCCTTTAACGCCGGTCAGGTGCGCGACGGCACGGTGCTGACTACGCAGGTCAACATCTCTTGGGCAAAAGGCGCTGGTGGTGCCACCTTCGGCTATGACGTTACTTACAACACCGCGCAGGGCAACAGCCGCACAGTTCGCACCAACAACCCGAACATCGAAATTATTGGCCTGCCCGAAAGTTTCCAGCTGCTGGTTTCCGTCACGGCATACGGGCTGGGATTTAACAAAAGCGCACCAGCGGTATCAGCGACTTTTACCGTTCCATCGTTTGCATCAACGGCCAACCCGACGGGTTCTGTTCAGCAACTACCGATTGATCCTGAGAACGTCACGATTGAACAGATCGCCAACAATCAGGTGATGCTGCGTTGGTCGCGTCCGATTGCAGCACCTGGTTTCCTCACCGCAATCATCCGCCATAGCACCAAGACCGATGGCACCGGCGAATGGCAAGACTCCACCCTGCTGACGGATCGTGTTGGCGCTGAGACTACCTACGCCCTGCTGCCCAAGATCGACGGCGAATATCTGCTCAAGTTCCAAGATCCGGCTGGCCTGCGGAGTCAGAACGCCACCAGCGTCATCTTCGATCAGCCCGACGCCATCCCACCGCTAAGCATTACTACTGTCCGCGAAGACCAGACCGTACCGCCATACCAAGGGCAATTTGATGATGCCCGCTACGACGCCGATTACGACGCCATCGTGCTGGATGGCAGTGAGACGGTGGATGAAATTATTGACTTTGACGCCATCGGCGCGATGGACTTTACCGGCCAGCAGTTGCTCGCGGGTCGCTACTACTTCACCAACATTGTTGACCTTGGCGCAAAGTTCACCGTTGACTTCCGCCGCACGCTCACCACTCGCGGCCTGTACCCAGCCGACACGATTGATAGCCGCACAGAACTGATCGACCGCTGGAGCGATTTTGACGGTGGCTTGGCTGATGACACCAGCGCCGATGTCTACTTCCGTTCCAGCGACGTGGCCACCGTCGATACCTTCATGCTGCTGGAGGACGGCGACAAACTGCTGCTGGAGGACAGCGACCGCTTTGAGCTGGAATCCGACATTGATTTTGGCGAGTGGTTCCCGATGTACAACGGCAGCTACGCCGGTCGTCAGTTCCAGTTCAAAGTTGAGCTGATCAGCGCCCGCACAGACCAGACACCACTGATCGACGAGCTGGGCTATGAAATGGTAATGCAGTCCCGCACGGAGAACAGCGGCACGATCACCAGCGGCACCGCATCCTACGCCGTGACCTACGCGAAGGCGTTTTACCAAACACCAGCTTTGGGTCTGACCGCTTTTAATTTGAACACTGGCGATTACTATGTGATCACATCCGCTAGTCGCACTGGTTTCACCGTGACCTTCCGCAATAGCGCCGGAACAGCGGTCAGCAGGCAATTCCAGTACGTGGCCAACGGTTACGGCACCCAACAGGCTTAACGATGGCAACCCACGATTACATCATTAGCAATGCCTCCGGCGCTGCAGTGCGTGCTGACCTGAACAACGCGCTGGCTGCCATCGCAACCAATAATTCCTCCGCCACTGAACCGACCACAACCTATGCCTACCAGTGGTGGGCGGATACGGGCAGCAGCCCAACGGTCATGAAGCTGCGAAATGCAGCGAACTCGGCATGGATCACACTATTCCAGCTCGACGGTGAGTGGAGTCTGATTCCGTTTGAGAACGGCACTGCAGCCGCCCCGTCGATCTACTTCAAAGACAGCGGCACCGATACGGGTCTATTTAGTGGCGGCACGGATCAGGTCAATATCACGACGGGCGGCACTGAGCGCGTTGAATGGGGCACAAGTGAAGTTGTATTTAATGACAGCGGTGCTAACTACGATTTTCGCATTGAAGGCGATACCAATGCCAACCTGTTCTTTGTTGATGCCTCGGCAGACGCTGTAGGGATTGGCACTACTTCGCCTGCAACAGCATTGGCGGTAAACGGCAACATCACGCTTGCGGATTCTGGAACAGGCTCATCTTATTTAACCACTGTCAAGGGCGGAAATAGTATTTATTTTGGGGTGGACAACAGCACGGGATCCGTATTTGGTTCTGGCACGGCTTACTCGCCAATTATCTATACCGGAGCAGCCGCGCCAATTACCTTTAGCAATTCAGGCACCGAACGCGCCCGCATCGACAGCTCCGGCAGGTTGTTAGTTGGCACGTCTACTGCCTCTAGGACTGGCACACTCTTTTTGCAAGGCAGTTCCGCTGGAGCAACTGGAGATCCTACACTCGTACTTGCACGTGGTCTCAACAACCCTAGCGATGGCGCAACTTTAGGCGCTCTTGTTTTTACAGATAGTGGCCATGGCGATGCGGCGCAGATTTACGCCTCGCGTGATGGCGGAACGTGGAACACAAGTACAAGCCGTCCAACTCGACTAACGTTCTCCACCTGTAGCGACGGGTCAGCTAGTCCGGCGGAGCGGATGAGGATTAGGAATACAGGTTATACAAGTATCTATAGCACAGGTGGCGACACACTAATTGCCCATAGCTCCAGCGCAGCAGGAACAGCAAACTACGTTATTAGAGCAGCACATTCAGCTACAGGAGTAGCGGATGGCACGGTCTCGTTTCAGGTAACTACGAACGGAAACGTTCAAAATACAAACGGCAGTTACACCACGCTCTCTGATTCCAAATTAAAAGAAAACATTGTTGACGCCCACTCGCAGTGGAATGATCTAAAAGCAATTCAAATCCGCAACTGGAACTTCAAAGAAGAGACCGGCTACGAGACTCATCGCCAAATTGGTCCTATTGCGCAGGAGCTTGAGGAAGTTTGTCCCGGCCTTGTTTTTGAAACACCAGACCGTGACGAAGACGGCAACGAAACGGGCGAAGTTACGAAGGGTGTTAACCAGTCCGTTCTTTACATGAAGGCCGTCAAGGCACTGCAGGAAGCAATGGAGCGCATCGAGCAACTGGAAGCCAGCAATGCTGATTTGCTTGCCCGAGTAACTGCTCTTGAGGCGTCGTAGTCCTACTCGAAAGTCACCCTCACACCATCACCAACCGCCATGGCTGACCGGAAGATCACAGACCTGACAGAACTCACCGCACCAGTGGCGGATGATCTGCTGCCCATTGTCGATAGTTCCGAAGCCACGGCGGCCAACAAAAACAAGAAGATCCAATACGGCACCTTTCTGCGTAACCTGCCCAGCGGCACCGTTGGCGCACCCAGCCTTGCCTGGACCGCAGACACTGGCGTCACGGGCATCTACCGCTCAGCCGCCAACGAACTGGCGTTCACCACCAACAGCACCTTTGCCGGTAAGTTCAGCACCACCGGCTTCCAACTCGGTACTGGCACGGCTGCAGCCCAACTGCATCTATTCAGCAGCGACACGACCGATCAGGTCATCATCGAAAACACCGATGCCGGCCTAGACACCGCGCCTGACGTGGTGCTGTACCGCAACAGTGCCAGCCCGGCGAATAACGACAACCTCGGCAACATTGAATTTCGCGGCAAGGACAGCGGCGGCAACGATCACGCCTACGCCCAAATCCTGTCAACGATTGGTACGGTCACCAACACCTCAGAGGTTGGCATCCTCGACCTGATGACCGCCGATGCATCTGCTCCGGCAATGCGTGTTCGCCTCAGAGGCTCAAACGTCGGCATCAGCGAGGCAACGCCACTATTCCCGCTGCACGTCAGCTCCACGATTACCAGCACTGCGCTGCAGGTTCAATGCACGGCAAACGATTCAGCCAGCGGCGCTGACATCACACTGTATAGACGCCG